GGTAATTCGGCCCCCGCATCCTCGCCAGTGACTGGGCTTTTCGAACACTTCCAACGTGAACGGGAGCGCTGAGGCCCCTCTGCATGACAACACGACCGCCCAAAAGAGCGACGGCCGCGCGCCGGATCAAGGGCGCCGAGCTTGGGCGCGAGCTGGGCGTTCGTCCGTAGGCCATCTACCAGCTCATCAAGGCCGGCAAGATCACTCGCGACCCGGACGGTCTGATCGACGTGGCGAAGGCGAAGGCAGCAATCGCCAAGAGCGTGCGGGCCTTTGGCAAGACATCTGCAGCGGTGGCGGCTGGCGCGCAGGAACCGGCGACGGCAGGGCTCGCCGGCCCGGCCACCACGACCACGAAGGACGTCCTCACCTACCAATCCGCCCGCGCCAGCCGCGAGCACGAAGAGGCACAGACCGCGCGCATCAAGCGCATGCAGCTCGAGCGCCGGCTGATCGACCGCGACGGAACGATCACCACCGTCTTCACCGCCTTCCGCACGCTGCGCGACCAGACGATGCCGCTGGGCCGGCGCGTTGCCGCCCGGGTGGCGACGATGACCGACGCCCGCGACATCCAGGACCTGATCGACGCCGAGCTGCGCCTGATCTTCCAGCAGTTCGCGGAGAAGACGCTTTCCACGGCGACAGGGCGCATCGCTGGGCCGGAATCCAAGCCGGCCGAGCGCGACTGGGTAGACGAATCAACCAAGGAACCCGCATGAGCAGCACGAACATCAACGACGTCGGCTACATCCAGGGCGAGATCCAGGAGGCTGAGCGGCGCATCGAGGCCGAGGTGCAGCGCATCGCCGGCCTGGCCGAGTTCCAGCAGCTCACGGTGATCGTCGACATCACCACGAAGCGCAAGCTCAATGCCCGCGAGACGGTCGAGCGCGTCGACGTGCGCATCCGTGCCGTGATCTGACCGATGACCCTCTGCGCAGCCGAAACCGAGATCCAGCGCGCCATCGCGGAGGCGCTGCTTCCCGATCCGCCGCTCCACCTTGACGTCTGGAGCGAGGCGAACGTCGTCATTCCGAAGGGCTCGGCGTTCTCTGGTCACTACAGCCTGCGGCACACGCCCTACGCGCGCTTCATCCTGCAGGCGCTGAGCCCTGGCCACCGCTCGACCCGGATCGTTGCCATGGTGGCCAGCCAGATGCTCAAGACCCAGGTCTTCATCTGCGCGGCGCTGGGCTGGATCGACGGCGCGCCGGCGAACATCATTGCTCTGGAGCCAACAGACGGCCTGGTCAAGCGCCTATCGGCCCGCTTCTCCAAGGCGGTCGAGGCCTGCGACGCCGTCAGCAAGAAGATCGCGCCGCCGCGATCGCGCGACAAGCGCAACACCGTCGAGGCGAAGGAGTTCGACGGCGGAACGATCTACTTCGCCACGGCTGGCTCCGACGCGAACCTCGCCGAGATCCCGGCGCGGTACATCTTCTGCGACGAGATCGACCGTCCGCAGTGGCGCGGCAACGCGAGCGGCGAGGGCAACAAGATCAAGCTGGCCGAGGCGCGGCTGACGACCTACGAGGGTATCTCCAAGGCCTACGAGGTGAGCAGCCCGGGCGTGCTTGGCGAGTCGATGATCCACGCGCTCTACATGCAGGGCACGCAGTCGCACTACCACGTGCCCTGTCCGCACTGCGATCACCGGCACGAGCTGGTGCGCGAGAACTTCCGGTACGATTTCGACGCCGAGACGGAGAGAGTCAGCAGGGCCTACTTCGTTTGCCCGGAGTGCGGTGGCCTCATCGAGGAGCACCACAAGGCCTACATGCTGCTCGACAAGGAGCTCGGCGGCATGGCCGAGTGGGTGCACTCAGCGGAGGGCGACGGAGAAACGATCAGCGTCACGCTCAGCGCCTACTACGCGCCACCCGGCTCCATCACCTGGCTGCGGCTGGCCAAGGAGCTGGCGCTGGGGCTGATCTCCAAGGAAGCGGGCGACGAAGGCCTGATCCAGGTCTACACGAACACCCGCGAAGGCCTGCCATACGCGCCTGGCGACGTCACCAGCACCGCGACCGAGCTGCTCAAGCGCTGCCAAGCCGAGCGGCTGCCGGCGCGCATCGTGCCCGAAGAGGCGCTGGTGCTGACGATGTTCGTCGACACCCAGGTGAATCGCCTGGAGGCGACGATCCAGGCATGGGGCCCGGGCATGGAGGGCTGGACCGTCGAGCACGAGGTGCTGTGGGGCTCGCCCGTCGACGATCCAGCATCCGAGTCTTCGGTCTGGGCCAAGCTCGACGCGCTGCGCAGCACGCCGTTCCTGCACGCCTCCGGAGCGATCATCCGCATCAGCGTCTACGGCATCGACGCCGGCGGCGCGAACACGCAGGACGTCTACAACTACGGCTCCGCACGCGACTACCTCGGCTGCGTGGTCACCCGCGGCGAGAACCTGCCGAACCGGCCGATCATCGGCTCGAAGCCAACGCTCCAGGACATCGACTGGCAGGGCAACAAGGTCGAGCACGGCGTGAAGACATGGCGGATCGGTACCGACACCGCGAAGGACCACATCTTCAACCGCCTCGCGCTGGAGAAGGGCCCGGGCGCGATGCACTGGCACTCCGGCACCGAGCTCGAGCTTTTCGAGCAGCTGCTCGTCGAGAAGCGGGTCACGAAGTACCGGCGCGGCCGGGCAGTGCGGCAGTACGTGAAGCCCAACGGCGCGCGCAACGAGTACCTGGATACGCATGTCGGCAATCTCGCGATGGCCCACTACCTCGGCCTGCACAAGTGGACGCGCGCCGACTGGAGCCGGCTGCGCCGCAATCTGCTCGGCCAGCGGGCGGTCGAGGTGCCGACTGTCCCGCTTCCGACCGATTCCGTCCCGCCGCAGGCGCCTGTCGTCCCGCCCGCGGCCCCTCCCGTTGCAGCGCCAGCGCCTGCCGCCCCTTCAACCACCGGTCGCCGCGTGCTCTCGCGAGGCCTGCGCCGATGACACCAAGGACCTACCGATGATGACGACGCAAGACGAGCCGACCACCCTCAACGAGCTCTTCGGCGATGAGGAGGCTCCCGACGAGGTTGGCCTGGTCGCCGACGACCTGTGCCGGCGCTGGGCGGCGTGGAACCGCACGCGCCGCTACATCGGCCCTCCGCCGCTGGCCGCCGGCATCCTCGGCAAGCTGACTGCCAAGGGAACCGGCGCGCGGCGCGGCGGGATTCCGGACGTCGCTCTCAGCGCCGAGCTGTCGGCGGTGAACCTCGCCATCGCAGCCCAGCCGATGGACACCGCGCGGAAGGTGTTCATCCTCACCTACGTGCACGAGGTGTCGCCGGTGAAGACGGCCGCCGACGCGCTCGGCATCAGCGCGCGCACCTGGTATCGCTACCTGCAGGAGTTCCGCACGGCGGTCTACTCCGCGCACCAGCGAATCCTCGACGAGAACCTTAGCGCGCGAGAGTCGCTACCCTCGGCCACCGACGACAGCGACTGAGTGCGACATCAGCGTGACACAACAAACCCGCCGAACCGTGGCACAGAAGGGGTGAAAATTCGCACCAATTCGGCTAGTGCCTGAAGTGCCTCCAGACGGCGCGCAGGTCAGCCGGCAGGTCAACGAGAGCCCCGCGCGCCGCAAGGTGCCGGGGCTCTTTCACTGGAGTCCGCGGTGCCCGAAGCCTTCAGCCTATCCGCCACGCGCAGCGGCAGGCTGGACAGCGTCGTGGCGGCGCTGCGCGACATCCCCGTGGGAGTCATTCCCTACGCGGCGAACGGCGCGCTCAACATCATCGGCAAGCGCGCCCGCGAGGACATCCGCGCCGAGATGCCGCGCGTCTTCGACCGGCCCGTGCCGTACACGCTCAACAGCATCCGCGTGATCGAGTCCAAGCGCGAGACGCTGACGGTGCGCATCGCGGTGAAGGACGACGCACCGAACAATGGCACTCGGCCGGAGGACTACCTGCTGCCCAGCGTGTTCGGCGGCGCCCGCGGCGAGAAGCGCTTCGAGCGGAACCTGCGCTACGCCGGCATCCTGCGCGAGGGCTGGCGCGCTGTGCCCGGCGCCGGCGCGAAGCTCGACTCCTACGGCAACCTGGCGCGCGGCGAGATCCAGCGCATCCTCACCGCGGTCAAAGCCTCCTTCGACCCGTACCAGAACCGCACGGCGAGCCCGCGCAGCCGGCGCAACGCCAAGAAGGCGCAGTACTTCGTGGGCGGCCTGGACCGCGTCTCCATCTCCGGCGGCGAGCAGAAGGTGACGCGCAGCACGCTGGCGCCTGGCATCTACGTGCGCGACGGCCGAGGCGTCAAGCCGGTGCTGATCTTCATCGCGAAGCAGCCGCAGTACCGCGCTCGCCTTCCCTTCGACCAGATCGTGGAGCGGCGCGCCGACGCCGACTTCGCGACCGAGTTCGCGCGGCTCGCGAACGCCATCACCTCACGCCGCCGATGACACGCGAGCAACTTCAAGCCCGCCTCGACGCCTACCTGGCGGCCGAGCTGAAGATCCTGAAGGGCCAGGAATACGTCGTCGGGCAGGGTGAGACGGCACGCCGGCTGCGCCGCGCCGACCTCGCCGAGGTGCGCGAGGAGATCCGCAAGCTCTCGGCCGAGATCGACTCCCTCGACAACGTGGCCGCCGGCCGCCGTCGCGTGCTGTACACGCGGCCGATGAACTGAGGCCCGGGCATGGCTGCACGCTTGAACCTCATCGACCGCCTGGTGGGCTACGTCTCGCCGGCCGCCGGTGCACGCCGCATGGCTGCGCGCAACGCCTTCGAGGCCTTTTCCGGCACCGGCTCCGATGGCGCCGCGCTGAGCCCGATGAATGGCCGCTGGGCCGTCTCGGCGCGTAGCGCGGACGCCGACATCGTTCGCGGCCTGAAGCGCCAGCGCGCCGAGTCGCGCGAGCTGCGCCGCCTGAACCCGATCGCCGCCGGCGCCATCGACACGAACATCAACCGCGTCGTGGGCACCGGCCTGCAACCCGTGCCGGAGCCCGACGCAACCGTGCTGGGCTGGAGCGAGGAGCGCCTGGCCGCATGGAAGGAGCAGGTGGTCCGCGAGTTCTCGCTGTGGGCCGACTCGAAGGAGTGCACGCTCGATGGCGGCCAGACCTTCTACGAGCGGCAGGGCCTGGTGCTCGGCTCGCGGATGGACAGCGGCGACTGCTTCACCATCCTCCCGGACGGTTCGCCCACCGAGACGCAGCCCTACAAGCTGCGCATGCAGCTCATCGAGGCCGACCGCTGCGCAACGCCGACCGCCGCCAGTGCGCGAGACGATGTCGTCGAGGGCGTGCAGCTGCGCAATGGTGCGCCGATGGCGTATCACATCCTCGATCAGCACCCGGGCGGCACCAGCCTGAAGGCCAACGCCAGCTTCGCGGGCCAATGGTACGAAGCCATCGGGCCGAGCGGCCGGCGCCGCATCCTGCACCACTTCCGTCCCATCCGCCCGGAGCAGACCCGGGGCATCCCGTACCTCGCGCCGGTGATCCAGGCGATCAAGGAGCTGGGTCGCTACACCGAGGCCGAGATCTCCGCGGCGGTGGTGTCGGCCTTCTACACCGTCTTCATCGAGCAGGACGGCGCCAGCGCTCCGGCGCCGGTCTTCGGGGCTGACCCCGCTGCGGTGAACGACGGCTCGAACGAATCCGTCCCGCCCAGCGGCCAAGAGGTCGAGATGGGCCCGGCCGCTGTCATCGGCCTGGCCAAGGGCGAGAAGGCCACGATGGCGAACCCGAACCGGCCGAACACCGCGTTCGAACCGTTCGTCAACGGGATCCTCACGCTGATCGGCATGGGTCTTGGCCTGCCGCGCGACCTGCTGCTCAAGCGCTTCGAATCCAGCTACTCGGCCAGCCGCGCGGCGCTGCTCGACGCCTGGCAGCACTTCCGCACCGAGCGCGCCTGGCTGGTGATGAGCTTTTGCCAGCCGGTCTACGAGACATGGATGGCCGAGGCCGTCGCCGCCGGCCGCATCAGCGCGCCGGGCTTCTTCCGCGACCCGCTGATCCGTTGGGCCTACACCCGTGCTGCGTGGCACGGTGACAGCCAAGGCTCGCTGAACCCGAAGGACGAGGTCGCCGCCTACCGCGAGGCGATCGACGCGCGCCTGATGACGCACGAGCGCGCCGAGTGGGAGCTGTTCGGCTCCGACTGGACGCGCACCTTCCCGGTCAAGAAGCGCGAGCGCGACATGCTCAAGGATGCGCAGATGCTTCCCGAGCCGAAGGCCGGCGCGGCGACGCAGCAGCAGAACGCTGCCCAGGCGGAGCAGGGCGCCTCGATGCTGGCCGCCGCTAAGACGCTGCAGGACAGCGCGCAGGCCCTGCAGCGCCAGCCCATCCAGCTCGAGCTCGACATCCACAACGACCCGATTCAGGTCCAGATCCACCAGGACCCGACGCACGTCGTCATCGAGCAGGCAGACCAGCACCTTCACCTTCAGCAGTCGGCGAAACCGTCTGCAGCGACGCAGGGCCCTGTTCGGGTGATCCCCCTGCGAGATCCAGCCACCGGGCTGGTGCGCGAGTACCTCAAGGTTCCGATGGCCTCTCTCCCCGAGAGCCTTCTGGCCGAGGCAGAGATCGCCCTGACCGACAAATCCACCACCACCCTCTGACGAAAAGGCCCCGCCATGAAATCCAGCACCTTCCGCAACGACATCCTGCGGCTCTACCTGAACGCCACGGCGATCGCCAACCTCGCGGACAACGCGGCGACGTCTCCCGTGACGAACACGCAGGTGGCCCTGCACACCGCGTCACCCGGCATCGGCGGTGACCAGACCACGAGCGAGATCGCCTACACCGGCTACGCGCGCCAGGCTGTCGCTCGCACGACCGGCGGCTGGACCGTCACCGGCAACTCGGCCAGCCCCGTCGCGGCCATCCAGTTCCCTGAGATGACCGCCGGCGCCGGCGGCCTGGCGACGCACTTCTCCGTGGGCACGGCCGCCAGCGGCGCCGGCAAGGTGATGCGCTTCGGCGTGCTGGGCTCGCGACTGGGCCCGTTCAGCGCTGTCGTCTCCGGCAACGCCTTCACCATCCCGGGCCTGTCCGGTCTGGCGGTCAACGACCGGATCATCTTCCACGCAGTCGACGGTTCCTCGCTGCCCGGCGGCGTCACGGAAGGCACCTCCTACTGGGTCATCACGGTCACCGGCGACGTGGTCACCATCTCCACGACGCAGGGCGGCGCGTCGATCACGGTCAGCTCGGCCGGCGACGGCATTGCGTACCGCTCGACGCCGATCAGCGTGGTCAACGGCGTTGCCCCGCAGCTGAAGACCACGACGGTGATCGTCGAGGAGTAGCCCGATGCTGCGCGTCATCCGCTCGGCTGCCCTGGCGCTGCTGCTGGCCATCGGAACAGCAGCGCATGGCGTTTGCCTGCCGCAAAGCCCGTGGGCTCCCATCGAGCTGACGGGCGGCAAGCTCATGCAGGGCATCGTGCCGCCGATCAAGGGCGAGTGGCACGCGCTGTGGTGCCCGACCGGGATCTTCGCTGGTGGGACGACCGAGGTCTGGAAGCTCCACACGCACGCGGTGCTCGACAAGTACCGCACGCTGACCGCGACGGCCGTCTGGGAAGCTGCGAAGTCGGTGCTCGAGGCTCCGGATCCGCTCGGCGCGCTCGACGCCATGCTGGCCGCCGGCACGTTCATCCCGCCGGCCGGCACGCAGGACCGCTACGACTGGGAGTCGCTGCTGTTCGCGGCCTGCCAACAGGGCGCAGCGGTCGGCCACGGCGCCACGCCGGCACCGGTGCAGATGGAGAAGCCGTGCACTCCGCCTACGCCGTTGCCCACGACCCAGGTCGAGGTGTGGCGCGTCACGGCGAGCGGCTCGACCCTCTTCACCGTCTCGGGCGGCAAGCTCCTCGCGCCGATCTCCGGCCGGCGCGCAGCCGGTGGCGCCACCTGCGACAACACGAAGCCACTCATCAAGAGCGGTACGTCCAACTACTACCCCCTCGTGGGTGGCGCGGCGAGCGAATACGCCGCGTGTCAGAGGGTCAACTGACGTGGCTGAACCTCTTTTCACTATCGCCGTGCAGCACACGGTGAGCCTCGAATCCCCGGCGCTCGCGCAAGCGATCCTCGGGGGCCTTCAAGCAATCGCAACGGCGCAAAGCGCCATGGAGAAACGCATCATGGGTGCACTGGAAGACCTGCAAACGAAGACCGAGCAACTGATCGCCACGAACGGCCAGCTGCTCGCCCAGCTCGAAGAGGGCAACACGAAGACCGACCTGCTGATCGAGCAGAACGGCCAGCTGATCGTCGTGGCCACCACCACGAAGGACGCGCTGGTGGCGGCCCGCGACGAGATCGCGCGCCTGCAAGCGGCGCAGGGCGCGGCCACGGCCGAGCAGCTGGTGGCGATCACCGCGCAGCTCGACAGCGCGATCCTGGCGGCGCAGGGCGGCATCGACGCTGCGAACGCGCAGGACGCCCAGACCGACGCGGCCACCGCTGCGACCGGCGCGGCTGCCGGTGCCGTCGCACCGTAAAGGGTCCGCATGACCCTCGCGCTCGGCGTTCACGGCAAAGCCCCAGGGGGCAATGCTGTAACCCAGCGCGTGACGCCGGCCGTCACCACGCAGGCGGCCGGCAGTTCCTTCTTCGTCGCGGTCAGCGACCCGAACCAGAACATCAAGGTCGAGGACAACAAGGGCAACGCGAAATACCGCCGCGTGCTCTACAACCCCGGATCGACTTCGAAGATCTCGATCTGGGCGTGCTTCAACGGCAACGGCGGCGCGGGCCACCAGGCGACGGTCGACTGGCTGTCCGGCACCGCCGATCCGACCGTCACCTTCCACGAGATCACCGCCGCGACAAGCTACGCCGCGGTGCTCGAGCTGCTCGCAACGGCCTTTGACAACACTGCGCCGCAGGGCCTTACCTCGCCGACTCTCGGCGGATCCGGCCGCCTCGGCATGGTGATGGCCTCGAGCGAAACCATCGTCACCGACTACAACGAGAGCACCGGCTACTCGCTGTCGGAAGAAGAAACGAACGACGCGCTCTACTGGACGCACTCGGTGCGCGCGAAGGCCGGTGTCGGCCCCACCGCCGAGTCGCCGAACTTCCCGACCATTGGCTCAGGCGTCCCGACACTGTTCGGCTTCCTGTCACTCACGGAGACACAGGCCTCGCTGCAGCTCGGCGACAGCGGCAAGGACTTTCAGCTCGACGGCGCCGGCACCAGCCCGTCGACCATCACGCTGAACACCTCGGCCAGCGGATCCATCCTGCTGGCCTTCGCTGCCGGCGAGTTCGCGAAGATGGACCCGCCGACCTACAACGGCGGCAGCGCGATGCCGCTGCTGGAATCCAGCGGGTACGGCGTGCCGCCCGGATCGCTGTGGGCCGGCTTCGGCTTCGAGATCTACGGTGACGCCATCAGCGGCGGTACCGGGCACGTGCTGTCGATGGTCAAGCCGGTCAGCCCCGCGCAGGAGTCGACGCTGATCGGCGTCGAGATCCGCGGCGGCGGCTCGATCATCGACACCTCGATCACGACGCGTGCCGCGCCTGGTGCCGGAGTGGCCATCACCAGCGACAGCGTCACGACCACCGGGCCCGCGATCCTCGTCGCGCTGTGGAGCGGCGACGGCGGCGTGGGGACGGTCGACCAGACGGCGACGCCGGGCGACGGCTGGACGCTGGTCGAATATGAGTTCCTCGGCAGCACGGCCTACATCCAGGCGGCCGTCGCCATCAAGTTCGTCGACGCCGGTACCCACACGGCCACCTGGACCGCCGTTGCCAACCAGGGCGCGATCCTCGGCCTGGTGGCCGTGCAGTCCGGCGCAACCGACACGACGGCGCCGGTGCTGTCCTCGCCCACCGGCACCGTTACGACGCCGACGACGGCAACGGTCGGAGCCACGACCGACGAGGGAAACGGCACGATGTACGCCGTCGTCACCACGTCTGCGACTCAACCCAGCGTTGCGCAGATCAAGGCCGGGCAGACGCACACCGGCTCCGCCGCACCCTGGGGCGGCAGCATCGCCATCAGCAGCACCGGCGCGAAGACGCTGAACGCCACGGGGTTGACCCAAAACACCGCCTACTACGCGCACGCCGTGCACACGGACGCGGCGACGAATGACTCCAACCGCGTGACCAGCGCGGTCTTCTCGACCTTCCAGCGGCTCCCGCCTACGTCCGATGTCAGCGCCGGTGCGTGGACGTCCAGCCTCGGCGGTGCTCTCAATGCGGCGATTGACGAGGTCACTGCGAGCGACGCCGACTACATCGGTACCGAGACGCTGGCTGATGAGTGCACGGTAGGACTCCAGGCCGGCACCGATCCAGCGGTCAGCACTGGCCACCTTGTGCGCTATCGGCTGCGAGGCGACGGCGTCAGCGGCATCACGGTGGCCCTGATGCAGGGAGCGTCCGTTGTCGCTTCCTGGACCCACGATCCGGCGCCATCGAGCTACACGACATTTGTGCAGACGCTCACCGGCGGAGAGGCTGATTCCATCACCGACTACGGCGCTTTGCGCCTGCGGTTCACCGAGATCTAAGAGGCCGATATGACTGTCTCAACCCGCGACGACCTGATCAACGCTCTTGCGAACAACTCCGACCGCATCGTCATCGACAAGGCGTCGCTCGCCAACGCGGTGGCCGGTCAGATCTTCTCGTTGTGGCGCGCGACCGGCCAACCGGCCCAGGGTGCGATCCCGACGACAGCGGCCTTGTGTACCAAGGCCCTCGCAGGCGCGATGGGCTTCGTGAACCAGACGGATCCGGTCAAGAGCTACCTGGGGTGGATGTCGCTCACGGCTGGCAACAGCGCCATCGGCCTGGAAGTGCACGACCGTATCGCGCACCTCGGCGGTCTCGTGCTGAACGTCACGACGTCGCAGACGGTCACCGGGCTGAATCTCACCAGCGGCGGTTTGAACCCGCCTGCGGCCCGGCTCGGCGATGCCAACTACTCCGACGGCCAGTGGTTCCTTGACGTCTACACAGATGGCGGCGCGACTGCGTCGAACGCGACGATCAACGTCACCTACAACGATGGGAGCACCGGCAACCTGACCGTCCTTGCCGTCGGCGGCACGCTGCGTGCTGGGAGGCGCATCCCGCTGACGCCGCTGATCCCGACCGCCGACCAAGGCAAGTTCATCCGCGGCATCAACAGCGTTCAACTGTCGGCCAGCACCGGCACGGCGGGCAACTTCGGGTTCACCTATACGCGCCAGCGCACCGGGCTTGGCCTGGACACGGCGTTCAAGACCGTCCCGTTCGACTGGGCCGCACTCGGCCTGCCGTCTATCGAGAACGACGCGTGCCTCGAACTCGTCATGACGTGCAGCACCACAAGCACCGGCACGCTCCGAGGCCAGGGCAAGATCGCGCACGTGTAGCCAATGGCACTGAAGATCCCACCCACCGAGCTGCCGCGCGCGGTCGGCGGGGGTTCGGACTTCTGGGACAACGGGCCCGCCGGCAACATCCTGACCGTCGAGTACTTCGGCGCTCAGCCGAGGTTGATCGTTACGTGGGCGGAGCTGCAGCTCCCCCCCGGTGGCGGCCCGACCATCATCCAGGCCGATGGCGCCGCAGCCGCGACTGGCCAGGCCGCAGCGACGGCTGCAGCGACGGCCGCTGTCGCAGCCGCCTCAGGCGCCACTGCACAGGCTGCCGCGCCGAGCATAGCCATCACGTCAGTCGATGCCGCCGCAGGGGCTGCTGAGCAGGCATCTGCAGCCGCCGCAGCCGTCGCGCCTGCTGCAGGCGCTGCCGCGGCGCCCGGCCAAGCCTCTGGCTCACCTCTCTCGGCTGCTACCGCCGCAGGTGCGGCAGCTGCTGCCGGGCAAGCCAGCGCAGCCACTCTGGCGCTCGGCCTGTCCAGCGCGGCGGCCGATGCTCCGGGGCAGGCTTCGGCTGCCGCGGCGGCCACCGCGGCCGCGCAGGGTGCCGCGCAGGCCGCTGAGCAAGCCGCGGCGCGCGTGGCTGCCATCGCAGCCAGTACGGCAGCAGCAGATGCAGCTGGCCAGGCTGCGTCGCCAGCGGCGTCTGTCCTGGCCCGTGACGGTGCTGCTGACGCTCCAGGCCAAGCCGCCGCGGTCCGGATGGCCATCGCCGCCGCCAGCGGTGCCGCAGCAGCACCGGAACAGGCCGCCGGCCAGCAGCTGGCCATCGCCTCATCGCAGGGCGCCTCGCAGGCTGTAGGCGTCGCGGCAGCCGATACCGGCGCCACAACCACCGTGGCCGTGGATGGTGTCGCCGGTGCCGCTGGCCAGGCAGCAGCCGCAGCAGCCTCCAGGATCTCCGCTGCAGGCGCCGCAGGTGCTGCCGAGCAAGCCGCCGCGACGACCGGCGCGATCGTCTCCGTCGCGGGCGCATCTGACGCGCCGGGGCAGGCTGTCGCCGACACCGGCGCGCGCATCGTGGTGGCAGTCGACGGCGCCGCTGACGCTGCTGCCCAGTCGTCAGCCACCGCGGCAGCCACTGCGGCCGCATCTGGCTCCGCGGATGCGCCCGGCACCGCCGCTGCCGCTCCGCTGACGCTGATCAACGCCTCCGGCGCGGCGGCGGCTGTCGGCCAAGCTGCCGCCGTCATCGCCACCGGGACGATCATCGCGGTCGACGGCGTCGCTGGGGCACCTGCTGCCGCAGCGGCCGGCGCCATGGCTATCGCGAGCGCCTCTGCAGGCGGCTCGGCGGTCGGCCAGGCCTCTGCCCCCATCCAGGCCCGCGCGTCGGTCGACGGTGCCGCTCAGGGCCCCGCCCAGGCCAGCGCCGACGCCGCGGGCCGGATCACGATCTCGGTCGACGGCGTCGCCACCGCACCGCAGCAGGCCGCCTCGCCGCAGGGCGAAGAAGTCGTCCCGGTGCCGCCGCCACAGCCGGGCGGCGTCGGCCGCCTGGTGACGCCGAGCTTCAAGCTGAAGAAGAAGCGAGGCCGCCAGATCGTAGCCGTCGACGCCGTCAGCAGCGCCAGCAGCGCGGCCACCGCGTCCGTGCGCGCCGTGGTCGCAGTCGCCGGTGCCGCCGCAGCGGCCGCACAGCAGGGCACCGCTCAGCTCCCGCTGGGCGCGATGGTCGCCGACCAATGGCTGGCGGCCCGTATGGAAGACCTGGAGTTCGAGCGAAACCTGCTCGAGCACATCTGAGGACCAGCATGAACGATTCGAACATCACCATCACCCGCAAGAGCCCCGCCACCGAGCGGGGCTCCTCGCTTCTGGACCGCCAAGTGCACGGCGGGCCGATGCGCCTGTCCGACCTCGTCGAGGGCTACTGGGCCATCACGGACCCGATGTACGACGAGATCCGCACGATCTACGACGCGCACATGCGCGGCGAGAAGATCGACATCAAGGGCGTCGAGGCGCGCATCGGCCGGCCGCTCGCCAACGAGCGCGGCTCCTACACCGTACAGAACGGCGTCGCGGTGATCCAGATGAGCGGCGTCATCGGCCCGAAGGCGAACCTCTTCATGGAGATCAGCGGCGGCACCTCGGCGCAGGCGCTGCGCAACGAGACGCTGGCCGCCGGCGAGGACCCGAAGGTCGAGTCGGTGATCCTGTACGCCGACAGCCCGGGCGGCAACGTGCTGGGCATCGCGGAGGGCGCCGCGGCGATGTTCGAGCTGGCCAAGAAGAAGCCCACCGCCACCTTCAGCGATGGCACGCTGGCCAGCGCCGCCTACTGGTGGGGCTCCGCGGCTGCGAAGGTCTTCATCAGCGGGCCCATGGTCAACGTCGGCAGCATCGGCGTGCGCACCGAGCACACCGACACCTCGATGGCCGACGCGGCGCGTGGCGTGAAGCGCACGATCATCAAGGCTGGCGCCTACAAGGCCGCCGGCGACGGCCCGCTCGACCCGAAGACGCTGGAGTACCGCCAGGCGCAGGTCGACTACCTGTACAGCCTCTTCGTGGATGCCGTCGCGATGAACCGCGGCGTCGATGTCGAGACGGTGCTCCAGGACATGGCCGATGGCCGCGTCTTCATCGGCCAGCAGGCCGTCGATGCGGGTCTGGTGGATGGCTTCGCCACCCTCGAGGACCTCATCGCCCAGATGTCGGACGACCCGCACAAGGTCGCGCCGCTGCGAAAACAGGCCAGCGCTGCCATGCCGCCGAAGAAGTCTCGGCCGGCACGAGCCAGCGCAAGTCTGCTCCCCGAGCCTGTCGCCGCCGGTGCTGCGGCAGCAGGCTCATCCAGCCAGGAAGACGAGCCGGTGACGCGCGTCGACTCAGCAACCACCACACAGGAGAACTCCATGCCGGAGAACCTCACGCGTGAATCGCTGGAGCGCGATCACGCTGCCCTCTACGGGCAGATCCGCTCCGACGCAATGGCCGAAGGTGCGACGCAGGAACGCGCGCGCATCCAGGCCGTTCGCGCCCAGGCCCTGCCGGGCCACGAAGCCCTCATCGAGACGCTCGCCTTCGACGGCAAGACCACCGGTGACCAGGCCGCCGCCGCCGTGCTCGCCGCCGAGCGCCAGGTGATCGCTGCGCGCACGAGCGCGCACGCCGCCGACGCGCCGAACGCCGCGCCGAACGGTGCCAAGGGTGCCAACGCGGAAGACACCGCCGAAGGCAAGCCGGGCGTCGTCAAGGCCGTCATCAACCACGCGAAGGCCTACGCCGGCATGAACCGCCGCGCCGTCGACTGATCGCTGAACCACTTCAAGGAGAACCCACATGGTTGCAAAGACCGACCACCTCGGTGCCGGCGCCTTCATCAAGTCCGAGGGCAATGGCGACATCTCGCGCGAGACGATCGTGATCGTCGCCGCAAGCGGCAAGCTGCTCGCCGGAACGGTGCTGGGCAAGATCACCGCCACCGGCAAGTACAAGCCCTACGACAACGACGCCGTGGACGGCTCGCAGACCGCTGCGGCGATCCTCGTCTATGACGTGGACGCCACCACGGCGGACGTGACCGCTGTCGGCCTCGTCCGCCTGGCGGAAGTCTGGACCAGCCGCCTGGTCTGGGCCACGTCCGTGCTGCTCGCCGAGAAGGCCCCGGCCTACGTCGAGCTGGCCGCCGCGAACGTCTTCGTGCGCTGAGCGCGAACCACACAACACGAAAGGATCATCATCATGATGCTCAACGACGACGGTTTCACCCTGTCGGAAATGACCGCGGCGATCAACGAGCTGCCGCACCTGCCGACCATGCTCGGCGACGACGGCGTGTTCGAGTACGGCGGCGTCTCCACGCTGACCGTGCAGGTCGAGAAGCAGGGGCAAACCCTGGCTCTCGTCTCCAGCAAGCCGCGCGGCGCTGCGGGTGCCGAGGTCGGGCGCCTGAACCGCAACCTGCGCCCGTTCAACCTGGTGCACTTGCCGCTGGATGACCGCATCCTCGCGGACGAGGTGCAGGGCGTGCGCCAGTTCGGCACGGAAGGAACGCTGACCCCGCTCGAGATGCGGCGCAACGAGGTGATGCAGCTGGCCATGCGCCGCTTCGACCTGACGATGGAGTTCCACCGGGTCGGCGCTCTGAAGGGCATCGTTCTCGACGCGGACGGCTCCACCGTGCTGCACGACTTCTTCACCGAGTTCGGCGTGGCCCAGCAGACGATCAGCTTCGAGCTGGATGTCACGACGACCGAGGTGCGGAACGTGTGCGACACCGCGCAGGAACTGATCGAGGACGAGCTCGGCGGTACGCCGTTCACCGACCTGGTCGCCTACTGCGGGCGCGACTTCTGGAAGTCCCTGACCGCTCACAAGAGCGTGAAGGAGACCTTCCTGAACCAGGTGCAGGCCTCGCAGCTTCGCGGCGATCCTCGCCTGGCGCTGGACTTCGGCAGCATCGTCTTCAAGAAGTACCGCGGTGCCGCCAACGGCGCGCAGATGATCGCTGCGAACGAGGCCTACATCGTGCCGCGCGGCGTGCCGGGTCTCCTGCTCGGCCGCTTCGGCCCGGCGGACTACAACGACACGGTCAACACGCCGGGGCTCCCGCTGTACGCGAAGGGCATCCCGATGCGCAACGACAAGGGGTGGGACATCGAGATCCAGTCCAACCCGATCCACCTGCTGACCCGTCCGCGCGCGGTCATCAAGGCCACGTTGACCTGATCGCAGGAGGCGAGCCGTGGCGATTGAAACCGACCTCAGCGACTTCTTCGACGCTGACGAGTTCGCGATCGAGGTGACCCGCGTGCGCCAGTTCGCGCTCGACGTCATCTTCCTCGCGCATCTCGGTGTCAGCGACGAGGATGCTCTGCTGGGGCGGGCGACCGCCGCGACTCGCCGAATGCACTGGGCAACCGGGCCTGACGTGAAGGAAGGCGACAGCATCACCGTCGCGGCCACAGGCCTGATGGCTGCCCTCAACGGTAGCTATCGGGTGCTGGAGCCGCGGCGCGTGAACGACGGCGCCGAGAGCGCCTGCTACCTGCAGAAGATCTCGCCATGAGCGTCCCTCTCAGCATCTCCGCGGCCGTGGTGGCTGCCCTCGAAGCCGACACCGAGCTGCTCGGCGCGACCATCATCGACAACCCGATCACCCCCGCTGCGCTCGACGACGGCAGCCGGGTGGTGTTCGTGGAAGACAAGGATGACGCGCCGATCGACAAGCCCGGCCAGGCGGAAGGGCGGACCTTCGGCTTCATCGTGGGGGTGATCAACCGCACTGCGACGGCTCGCGCCGGCGCGGATGCGGACATGCAGCGCAGCAAGGCCGTCGCCACCAGGGCGGCGCGCGACGCCTGCACAGCGCTGCAGCAGGCACGCGAGATCGTCACCTTCCAGTACCCGCGCGAGATGCTGCGCACCTACCGCATCGAGGGGATCGATGTGGGTGGCTCGCTCATCCTGACTCGTTTCGAAATCGACTACCGCCTCCCGGTCCAACGGTCGGCGGCCTGACCCAACTGAAAAGGAGCCACTGACATGGCACTCTCGAACGCTCAAGGCTTCATCGGAGCCGGCGACGTCTACATCGCGTTGATCGACGCTGCCGGCGTGGCCGGCGCGCTGATCGACATCGGCAACACCACCAAGCTGGGCATCAAGCCGGCTTCGACCATCAAGGAGCAGAAGTCCAAGAAGCGCGACAGCTACGGCCAAGTGCTGGAAACCGTCGCGCTGCAGGACACCGCGGAACTGTCGGCCACCCTGGAGACGGTCAACCGCGTCGGCCTGCGCTACGCCTTCATGGGCGAGGACGCGACCTACACGCAGTCGGCCGGCGCAGTCACCGACGAGGCGACCATCGCCAAGCTGGACGGCTGGGTGGCGCTGGCTGCGGAAGAGATCACCGGCTTCGTGCTCACGAACGTCGGCGCGACCGTGACCTACGTGCTCGGCACCGACTACCTGGTCAACACCCGGCTGGGCATGTACAAGGCGCTCGTCGGCGGTGCGATCACGGCGGACCAGCCGCTGCTCGCCGACTACACCCGCACGGCCTTCACCGGTGCGGCGATCCGCGGCAACGTCAAGCCGCAGATCCGCGCGTACCTGCTGCTCGACGGCATCAACAAGGTCGACGACAGCATCGGCATCCTGAAGGTGTGGGAGTGCGTGCTGACCACGAACGGCGAGTTCGACTGGTTCAAGGACGACTTCAACACCATCGAGCTGACCGGTCGCCTGAAGACCCCGGTTGGCAAGACGGAGCCGTTCCGGTACTTCGCCCGCTGATCCAAGGGCTGACCGTGGAGCGCGGGCCGGTGCCACAAGCGCCGGCCCGCTTCCATTTCAACGACTGAAGAACCGGGCACGCGATGGCCACCGATCCACGCATCCGATACGACATCGAGGCGCGCGCCAGTGGCGCAGCCGAGGTGGAGAAGCTCGCCCGCGAGTTCGAGCAGCTCGATGGCGCGTTTCCAGAAGATCTGTCGGGCAAGGTCCGCGCGGCATCCCAGCAGCTCGAGCAGCTGGGCCAGCAGCAGGCTGCCGTCGAGACGTTCACCCGGATCAAGATCGAGACCGAGAAGGCCCGCGACGGTCTTGAGGCTGCCCAGCAGGCGGCCCAGGCCTTCGCCCGCGAGATCGCGCAGAGCGAGGCCCCCACGCGTGCCCAGGCAGGGCAACTGCAGCGGCTCAAGGACAACGTCACCGGCGCGAAGGACGAACTGCTCAAGCAGGCGCTGGCGCTCGAGCAGGCCCGCACCGGCCTGACGCAGTTCGGCATCAGCGGCGAACAGGTCGGCCAGCGCAGTGTTGCGCTGCGCCAGCAGATCGGCGCCGTGCGCTCCGAGATCGAAGCGCTCGCGCGATCCGGCAGCGGCGGCACTGGCTTCCAGCAGCTCGTGCGCGAAACGGATGCCGCGCGCCAGCGGATGGAGGAAACCGCACGTGCGGCTGAAGCGCTCGGCGCCCAGCTCCAGGCGGTGCAGCGGCCCACCGATGGCGAGGCCGGCAAGCTGCGCGAACTGCGCGCCGCGGCAGATGTCGCGCGGGCTGACTTCGATCGGCTGCAGCTCGCGACTGTCGAGCAGGGCCTCGCGCTGCGCCAGGCTGGCGTCAACACCGAGCTGCTGACCGCGAAGACGCGCGAGGCAGCCTCGGCGCAGGCACAGGCAGCCACGGCCGCTCAGCGCGGTGCCAACGCCTACGCGGAGCAGGGCACTGCGGCTGCCCGGGCGGCCCAGCAGCAGGCCGCAGCCGCGACGACAGTGAGCCGGGGCCTGGAGGGCATCGCCGGCCAGCTCCGCACTATCCAGACGCTCGCGGCGACGGTGCTCGGCGGCCAGCTTCTCTCCGGAACGCTGGGCGATGTCGCACGCACGGCGGACGCCTACGCGAACCTCGAAGCCCGCATCAAGCTTGTGACCGGCGAGGGCGCGGCGCTGACCGATGCCTTCAACGGTGTCTTCGACGTGGCGCTGCGCACGAACAGCGCGATCGAGGGCACCGGCACGCTGTTCACCCGGATCGCGCAGGCCGGCAAGGATCTCGGCCTGTCCACCGCGCAGGCGTCGCAGCAAGCTCTGCAGCTCACCGAGACGATCAACCAGGCGATTCAGGTAAGCGGCGGCTCCGCGCAGTCTGCCGATGCCGCGGTGACGCAGCTGATCCAGGCGCTGCAGTCCGGCGTGCTGCGCGGCGAGGAGTTCAACTCGGTCATGGAGCAGGCGCCGCGGCTGGCGCGCGCTCTGGCCGATGGGCTCGGCGTCACTACCGGCGAGCTGCGCAAGCTGGCCGAGGCTGGCACGCTGACCTCGACGACCGTCATCAACGCGCTGCAGGGCCAGTCGGCCGCGTTGCAGCGTGAGTTCGAGCAGCTGCCTCCCACCGTGGGCCGTGCGCTCACGACGCTCTCCAATGAGTGGACCCGCTACGTCGGCGAGGTCGACCGCGCCAACGGGATCAGCCGAACCGCCGCCGAAGGAATCCAGGCGCTGGCCAGGAACCTCGACAGCGTCGGAGCGGCGCTCGCAGTCGCCGGCAAGGCGGTCGCGGCCTACATCGCGGTCGACCTCGCGAAGTCGCTCTATGCGCGTGCTGCAGCCGCTGCTGCTGCCGCCGCGGCGCAGGCGCAGGAAAGCACCACGACCGTGGCCGCGACGCGAGCGGTGGCTGCCAACACCGCCGCGGTTGGCGCAAACACCGTCGCCAAGACCGCGAACACAGCCGCGACGGCGGCCAGCGCGACAGCGAATGCCGCCTCGGCGCTGGCCTTCGGCACCATCGAGAAGAACATCCGCATCGGTGGCGCTGCCGCCGCGGAGACGGCGACGAAGGTCGGCGTGCTCTCCACGGCCTTCGGTGTGCTGCGCGGCGGTGCTGGCGCGCTGCTGGGGGCCATCGGCGGCTTGCCGACGGTGCTCCTAGCAACGATCCTCAACGCCCGCGAGCTGGGCACCTGGATCGGCGAGACGGCTGCCAAGATGCTCGGCGCCAAGGATCGCTCCGACGAGCTGGCCGAAGCAGATCGCCGCCTGGCCGAAGAGTCGAAGCGCGCCGCGGCGGCCAAGGCCGAACAGGCTCAGCAGACGCAGCTGGCCGCCGACAAGTCACTCGGCCTGACCGAGGCTTCGAAGCGCCTGGTGGGCGAGTTCGACGGCCTGATCAAGAAGGGCGAGAGCGTCTCCGATGCGCTCGGGAAGATCGCCAAGGATCTCGACTTCGGAAACCTCGAAGGCATCCGCAACGCCATCAGCGCGCTCGACGCACTGGCCGTGCAGGGCAAGATCACTGGCGACCAGATTCGCGAAACGCTGGCCGGCGCGCTGAAGACCGAGGACCTCTCGAACTTCCGAATCCAGGCCCGCGCTGCTTTCGACGACACGGAGCAGGGTGCGCGCCGATTCGCCGCTGCGCTGGCTGCCATCGACACCGAGGCCCTGCGCCGCGCGGGCACGTCGATCGAGGAGCTGCGCACAGGCTTCAGCGCCGCGGCCGCCTCGGCATTCAACGACGTCGACGCGCTGGTGGACGCGATCAAGCGACTCGGCCTCGCTGGCGAGGATGCGCAGGCGGCGCTGGCTCGTTCCCTGGACAGCGCCACACAGGCAGCCACGACCGAGAAGGCCATCGACGCGGTGATCGTCAAGCTCCAGGACCTGGCCGAGACGGGGCAACTCACTGGCAAGGCCCTCGAAGAATCCTTCCTCAAGGCCACCACGAAGGCGATCCAGTTCGCCGACACTGAGGACGAACTCCGCAAGGTCGAGAAGGTGATCCGCGACATCATCGCGGCGAACCCGCAGATGGCGGATGGCTTCGAGGGCGCACTCGACGCGCTGAAGCAGAAGATCGTCGAGGTGTCGCCCTACCTCAAGCAGCTGCAGAGGGACGCGAAGCTGCTGGGGGTCGAGCTCAAGGACAGCACCACCGACGGCGTCGAGGCTTCCATCCGAGCCTACGAGCGCCTGAAGGCCAGCGGCAAGGCCAGCACCGGCGAGATCTCGCAGGCGTTCGTCAACCTCGCGAAGAAGGCCATCGAGGCGGCCGACGGCCAGATCCCGGAATGGGTCAAGGTCGAAGCCGCGATGCGAGGCGTCACGGTGGCCACCGACGGCGCCGGCAATGCTGTCATCCAGCTCGGAACCAATGCCACCTCGGCATTCAAGCAGATCACCGACGGCGCCGCGGCTGCGATCGGCTCGTTCTCGTCGATCACCGATGCCGCGCGCAAGGCGAACAAGGAACTCAGCGTCCTCGGCAGCAACACCTACGACGCGCAGGGCTTCGCCACCGACTCGCAGGGCAACCGGATCAACATCACCGGCCAGCTCGACATCCCCGACGGCTCATCGTTCGATCAGCAGGCCTTCATGCGTGCCCAGCAGAGCGCCGCACTCAGTGGCCTGCCGGCGCCGAACCCGCAGAACTTCGTCACGAGCAATCCAGGCGCGATCGTCACTCGGCCATCGGACATCTACGGCCCCTACGAGGGCCAGTTCAACAACGGTGCCGGCGCCTCGCCGTTCGGGCCGAAGAAGGCCGGCAACAGCGTGCAGATGAACATCACCATCGACGGCAAGAAGGCCGGGCAAGTGAACGTCGCTTCGCAGCAGGACGCCTCAGCGCTCAGCGCCGTCATCCGCCAGGTCGGAGACGCCGCACGCTCCTCCGGCAGCTCATCGTCCTACGGAGGCTGACTTGGCAACCCTCACGCTCGGCGCGACCACCGTCACGCTGTCGGATGACTTCGAGTTCCCGGAGGAATTCGACTGGTCGCTCATCCAGATCAAGAAGACCTACAGCGTCACCGGCGCACTGATCATCCAGACCGGCACCAAGCAGGTCGGCCGGTCGATCACGCTCCAGGGCGACGACCAGCATGCATGGGTCTCACGCGCCGACCTAGCCACGCTGCGCACGCTGGCGAACACCGCGGGCGCCTTGCTGACGCTGGTCTTCCGCGGCGTGACCTACAGCGTCATGTTCGATCACGAGGCCGGCGCGATCGACGCGCAGCCGGTCGCCGACTTCGATGTTCCTGATCCCGCGGATTGGTACGTCGTCACCCTTCGCTTCTTCGTGGTGTAGCCATGGCCATCATCTCCGCAGACCTCCGCTTCTTCGCCGCGCAGTACCCGACCGACGACGCCTATGGCGGCGGGCCGATGAGCAATGACATCGTGCTCGACGGCGTGTCGGCGAACGTCTTCCCGCTGATCGGAGAGTCGGACCAGAACCTCGGGCGCGTGCAGCTGCGCAAGGCCTACGCCTCGGTTCTGTCGAGCAACACCGACTTGCTGGTGAACGCTTCGGTTCACGTGCTCACCGCGCCGACCGACGCGCTGGTCGACGTCCTGCTGTTCACCTGGGGTGATGCGCTCACGACGCGCTCGGTCGCCGCCGCGGCGCTGGCCACCTTCCCGCACGGGGCAAGCAGCAACGGCGGCGGCGTCTCACGCTCCGGTTCGAACTTCACGCTCAGCGGAGGCACCATGCCGGCCATCGGCGACCGGCTGCTGCTGGGCGTGCTGACTTCCATCGGCACCGGGCTTCCAATCATCGTCTCGGCAGTCGCCACCGTCGCTACGGTCTCCGGCGCCGTCGTCACTCTCTCGCCTGAGCCCGCGGTGGGCGCGATCATCACCCACTGGTATGCCGCGTCCGTGGGCACGGCCACGCCCAAGTGCTGCGGCGCGACAACCCTCACGGCCGGCGTCTCGGCTTCGGCCACAACCATCACCGTCGACCGTGTCGAGGGCTTCGTCGTGCCGCAGACGACGCCTTATCCGGCTGCTCCACAGGGCATCAGCTCGAGCGGCCTGTCGCTGCTGGCCGGGCGTGTGCCGATGTTCCGACCCGGCGAGCTGGTGCACATCCGCAATGCCGGCTACACCGTCTCCGAGGTGATCCAGGTTTCGCGCGTGAACTACCTCGCCGGGCAACTGGAGTTCTCGACCGGTCTGGCCAATGCCTACGCCTCCGGCTCCGTGGTTTCGTCTCTGCTTCCGCTGGGCGACCTGCAGGCAGTGGCTGGCAGCAGTTTCAGCCAGCAGACCTGGACGCGGGTCTTCAGCGACACCCTGATCGGCAACCCGGTCAGCGCGAACTACAACCGGGCCGGCTACGACATAGCAGTCTCGAACATCGGCTCCGAGACGGAGCGCTGGGCCATCGTCTTCACGTCGGACACCGCCTTCAAGCTGATCGGCGAGAAGCTCGGCCAGATCGCCACAGGGAGCACGGCTGCCGCCTTCCTGCCGACGAACCCGGCCACCGGGCAGCCGTACTTCAGCATCCCGGCCGCTGGCTGGGGCACCGGCTGGGCCGTGGGCAACGTGCTGCGCTTCAACACCACAGGCGCGCGTGCGCCGTTCTGGCTGATGCGCAGCATCTCGCCGCTCGCGACGGCCTCCACCGACGGCGCGGTGATCGAGATGCGCGGGAGCTACTGACGTGCCTGACGTCGCCGGCTCAACCGAGCTCGTCTGGGGCACCGGGACGCCAGTCGCGTCCACGGACCTGGAGATCCTGTGGGGATTCGCTTCGCTGGTGCTGAGCACCGGCGGCACCTTCACGCCTGGCGCACCGCCTCCAGGCTCCACGCCCACGGCGCCGAACACCGACGCCGACTTCATCATCGGCCCGGCCAGCTCGCGGCACCAGGCCTACACGATCACGGTGACGGACATCCGCGATGCCGCCGACGTGGAACTGTCCGCGATGACGCTGAGCTGCGACGACGGCGCGGTGTGCTGGACGCTCAATGCAAGCGGCGGCGCCGAGCTGTTCACCCGGTTCACGACAGGCGACCCTCCGGTGATCGAGGTCGACATCAACGGGTTCGTGTGGCGCTTCATCATCGAGAGCGTGCGGCGCTCGCGGCAGTTCGCCGAGTTCGGTGTCGAGCTGACCGGCCGCAGCCTCACGATCACCGCGGGCGACCCGTATCAGTTCCCGCAGAACTGGGTGAACGATGGACCGACCACCGCGCAGCAGCTGGCCGCGCAGGCGCAGATTTACACCGGCCTGGAGATCGACTGGCAGATCGAAGACTGGCTGATCCCCGACCGGGTGTTCTCGTTCGCCGGCACGCCGCTCGGCGTGGTGCAGCGCGTCGCCGAGTCCGTGGGCGCCGTGCTGCGCAGCTACCGAGTCGACAACAAGATCTCGTTGGTGCCGCGCTACCGTGCGCTGCCGAACGAATGGCGCCTGCAGGTGCCCGAAGTCGAGATCCACATCGACGCCTCGATGACGGACTCCTACGAGCGCGCCGACAAGCCTCCCTACACCGGAGTGTTCGTCTCCGGCCAGGCCGACGGCGCGCTGGCCCATGTGTACCTCGCCGGCACATCGGGCCTCGAGCTGGCGCCGATGGTGACGGACCAGCTGATGACCGAGTCCGCGGCGCTGCGCCAGCGTGGCGAATCGATCCTCGGCGCCGGTGGGCCGCAGGCAGTGCTGACCTTCACGCTTCCATTCCTGACCGGTGGGCAGTTCCCTGGTGTCATCGAGGTCGGCTGGCTGGTGCGCATCATCGAGCCAGCGAAGACGATCTACGGCGTCGTGCGCGCGGTGGTCATCAACGTGGCCTTCGGCGTGGTGAATCAGACGATCACGCTCGAGCACCATACCGCCGACATCACGGGCACGGTCGCGGTGATCCCGGCGCCGCCTGCGCCAGTCGATGGCGAGATCGCGTGGTTCGATCCGATCGGCGCATCCGGTGGCACGCTGATCCACGCCAACAGCGGCACCGGCGTGTGCGACAGCTTCGCCATCGGCTCGCCGGTCACCAACCTGTTCGCCGGGCTGATCGGTTGGACGACCGAAACCCTCGTGTGGTCGATCGCGTCGTGGACGTCAGCAGGTGGGCACCCAGCACCGTTCATCAACAGCTCCGCGGACGGCTGGGTCGAGATCCAGTGGAACAACATCACCGGGTGGGATGGCGGGTTCCCGTTCGTGTCCGGTGCGTCGATCGGCACGCTCGTGTTGACGGCCACCGTCGACGGCTCTCCGATCGCGACCGGCCAGCGCCTGATCGCCGTGACGACGCCGCCGACCGTGGACTACGCTGACATCGCCTGGGGACCGGAATGAGCATCACCGCTCTGACCGTGGCGCGGGCACGGATGTCGTTCAACTACCCAGGGGTGCAGTCGCGCTGCCTCCACGGGCGCGAGTTCAGGCGCGCTGCAGACGTCCAGGCGGCGTGGTTCGACGCGATCGATCTGGTCGACACGTCGCACTTCTTCTTCATCGACGACGACGACGAGCTGCCGGCCGACCACGCCGCCGTGCTGGAGCGCTGCCTGGATGCCGGTACCGCCATCGCCTACACCGACGAGATGGTGAACGGCGAGCGCCGCGCCCGCGCGCCCTACACGCAGGAGGCTCACCTCAAGGACCCGACGCTGTTGCATCACCTGGTGCTGTGCGAAACCGCCGTGGCGCGCGAGGTGGTGCGAGAACTTCCCCGCGGGCACTACTGGCCCGAGATGCTTCTCTACTGGGAGATGGCCAAGCGCGGCGGCGCGACGCACGTGCCTGAAGTGGGCTACCTCTGGAACAAGGGCAGCACCGGCCTGCACCGCGAGTGGTTCACCGTGCTCGGCATGTCCAACGCGCACCGCTGGTGCATGGAGAACCCGTGAGCGTCAACACCGAACTGTTCCGCCGCCTGCGCGCCTTCGTTGGCCTGCCGTCGATCTACGTGGCGAACGTGATCGAGGTCTACGCCGACGACACATCGCTCGTGCAGATGCCGGGGCCTGGCTCGCTGACCGCGTACGCATCGAACGTCGCCACGGGCTCGCTGGTGCGTGTGCGCGGCTCCGGCTTCGCTGCCGGCGCGAGGGTGTTCGTGCGCGCCGGCGTCATCGAGTCGGAAGCGCCCGCTGGCGACATCGCGGAAATCGAGGTCGGCACGGTCGTCACCGTGCAGGCCTGACCCAACTACGAAAAGACCTGGAGCAGCCAGATGGACATTGACCCCGACCGCATCACGCGGAACCCATTCTTCGTGGGCCTGATCGGCTCCGCGATCACCGCCTACCGGTTCACGCCCGGAGCCAGCATCGGCGAGAAGGTCTTCAACGGCCTGGCGGGCAGCGCCATCGCCGGCTACGGCGCACCGCTCGTGGCCGAGATGATGGGGCAGCCCTCGCCGCACTTCCTGTCAGTCATGGCGCTGATCCTCGGCCTCGTCGGCATGTCGCTGTGCGACCAGCTGCTCAAGTCCGTCAAGGAGACGCCGTTCGGCCAGTTCGTGGCCGCATGGCTGGATCGGTTCTCTCCGAAGAAGGGGTAACCATGGACGCACTCATTTCAATGGCCGGATCCCTGATCTGCTGGGCCTTCGTGATCGTGCTGGTCTACGCCATCCTGACGCCGAAGTTCGATGACCGGATCGTGGTGAAGATCGGCCTGATCCTGGCCGCAGCAGGCTTCACGGTGATGGGCTGGAAGCTGTGGGACGGCATCGACCCATGGGACGTGATCGGCATCCAGCGCGCGATCCTCATGACGAACGGCGGTGCGCTGATCGGGGTGGCCGGCTACCTCACGCGCTCGCGCCGGCGAGGGCACAGCATGCGGCGCCAGACAGACTGGGCCGCGCTGGAAGACACGCGCCCGATGTCCGATGCCGATCTGCGGCACGTGAGCGGCGGTACCGGCGGCGAGTCGGCATGAGCCACGCACTCTATTCCACCCGGCTCTTCTGGTCGGGCAGCCGCGGCATTGCCAAGCTGCACGGCCGCGATGTCTTCCTGTCCGCCGCGCCGGTGCTGGCCGGTCCGTCGATCCTGATGATCGACTACGCGCCCGAGGTGCAGTGCGCCGAGGTGCTGCGCTACGGCGAGGCCCGGCGCGAGATGACGGCCGACGAGATCCGGGCCTGCGACAACCTGCTGGCCGAGATGACGAAGGAGCCCAACGATGGCACGCCCACTACCTGACCAGAATCTACCGTGGCCGATCGCCATGGCCGCCGTCGCCGAGCTGGCCGACAGCGAAGGCCTGCGCCTGAAGGCCTACCGGTGCCCGGCCGGCATCTGGACCATCGGCTGGGGCGAGACGGACGGAGTGCGACCCGGCGACGTGTGCACCAAGGAAGAGGCCGACCGCTGGCTGCTGGAAGACGTCACGCAGCGCGCGAAAGCCGTGCAGCGCATGTGCACCGTTGAGCCATCCGAGAACGAGCTCGGCGCGATGGTCAGCCTGGCCTACAACATCGGGCTGGAGGGTCTGCGGAAGTCGACCGTCCTGCGCCAGCACAACGCCGGCAACCGCCAGGCCGCCTCGCGGGCCTTCGGGCTCTGGAACAAGGCGCGCAACCCGCGCACCGGCGTGCTCGAGGTGCTGGACGGCCTGACGGCGCGCCGCGCACGCGAGTCGGCGCTGTACCTTACCCCGGACGATCAGGCCGACGTAGGCACGATGCCGCAGGCAGTGGCCGCGGAGTCGAGCCTGGCGCGCAGCCCGATCAACGTGGGCGGCGCCGCGGTGGTGGCATCCGGCGCGCTGACGGGTGTCACGCAGGTGGCCGATCAGGTCAACGAAGCCAGCGGCGTGCTGGCAACCGTCAAGGCTGCGGCGGTGCAGGTGGCTGACTTCATCGGGCTGCCGCCCGGCGTGCTGCTGGCCATCGTGCTGGTCGGCGTCGGCTTCATCGTGATGTCACAACGCGCTCGTCAGCGCACCGAAGGATGGGCATGAGCATCGCACCTGACACCCGGCTGCACCTGATCGGCGGCACTCTCTTCGCGGTCGCCACGCTGGCGATCATCCTGTGGGGCAAGCATCTCGGCATCGGCTCCGCGATCATCGTCGCCTCGGTGGTGTTCGGCTGGGCGGTCGAGCGGTACCAGGCCATCAGGCACGAGGGCCTTCCCGACCGGAAGGACTGGATTGCCACCTCGGTGCCGGGCGCGCTCTTCGGCGCCGTCGTGCAGCTGGCCGAGTGGTGGTTCCTGTGAACAGCAGCTACGCAGGCGGAGCGCACGCATGAAGCTCAAGCAGGTCACCATCGGCGGCGATCTCGCGCCGGCTTGGCGCCACTGGTGCCCGGGCTGCAAGATGAATCACGTGATCTACATCGACCCGCGGTCGCAGCCGAACGGGCATCACTGGACGTTCGACGGCAACCTCGACGCGCCGACCTTCAGACCTTCGATCAACATCGTCGGCCAGTGCCACTACTTCATCCGCGCCGGCAAGATCGAGTTCTGCGGTGACTCCAAGCACTGGCTTGCCGGACAGACGGTCGACCTGCCGGACCTCGGTGCGGTCGGGGAGGACTGGGAGTGAGCTGGCTCGCAATCCGCGCGCTGCTCGGACGTGTGCCGGTGTGGGCATGGGTGCTCGCCGTCGCGCTGGCCTGGGGCGGCATCGGCCGCTACCAGCTGCGCAGCCTGCGCGCCGAGATCGCCACGGAGCGCCAGGCGCAGGCCGCCGAGATCGCGCGCCTGAAGGCCGAGGCGCTGGCCACCGAATCAACCTGGAAGGGGAAGGCCCATGAACTGCACCGCGCGCGCGAGATCGAGGTGGGCAACATCGCTGCTGCTCTGGACGCTGCTGAGCGCCGGCTGCGCGACCGTCCCGCCCGTCGCGCAGACCTGTCCGAAGCTGCCTCCAGCGCCTGCCCCGGAGCCACTGGGGCCGAGCTTTACCGAGAGGATGGGCAGTTTCTTATCCGGGAAAGTGCCCGAGCCGATCGACTACGCGCTGCCCTTGCCGAGTGCCAAGGGTGGATTGAAACCGTGAGGGCGGGGCAGCGCTGATCCGGTGGGGGACTTCTTGCCCTCCTGGGCGCGTTTTACGCGCTCCAAGCCGGGCACGCGCCAGGCGCTCACCTACGTGCCGGTCCGTGCGCGGAGCGCGCCGAGCGGTTGCAAATCCGTGTAGGTCGGTTCGACTCCGGCCCGCGCCTCCACCTCTGTAGACGCCCCCTCCGAGGGGCGTTTCTCTTTCTGGCCGATGGGGGACTTTCCGCCCGGCTTGCTCCCCATCTTCCTTACCGCATCGGTGGCCTGCTGCACGCTCAGGTGGCTGTAGCGCTTCGTGCTGGCGTGGCTCTTGTGCCCCAGCACAGCGCCCACCGTGTAGAGGTCGACGCCGACGCGGATCAGTTCAGACGCTGCCGAGTGGCGCAAGTCGTGCGCGTGCAGCTCGGCCATACCGACAGCCTCGCGTGCCTTCCTGAACCAGTAGCCGAAGGTGTAGCGGGTCGGCACTTCGTAGCGCATGCACACCCTAATCCGCGGGTGCATCGGCACCAGCCGCCGCTCGCCGTTCTTGGTGTCGGCCAGCACGAACACGCCGGCGGTCAGATCGCGCCGTGCAGCCTCGATCTCGCTCAGGCGCATGCCAGAGTACCAGGCGACCCGGATCATCGCCCTGACGGGCCTGCTGTCGCACGCGCGGGCCAGAGCCAGCATCTGCGCTCGATCGATGTAGGTGCTGCGCTCGTTGCGGACCTCTGGCACGACAACGCGGGCGCCTGGATCGTGCTCGCAGAGCTTGTGCCGCTTCCAGCCGTACCGGCATGCCGCTCGCAGGTAGGCGATGCGGTTCTTGATCGTGGCTGCAGCCAGGGCCCCATCCTGGTCCTCCGCGTACTCCGCGCAGACCTCGGGCAGTTCCTCGATGGGCCGGCCGGTCCACCAGTCGCGTGTCGCGTCGAGCTCGCGGTCGACGTTGCCGCCGTGCTTCAGCTTCGGGGATCGCTCTCGCTTGTAACGAGTGACAGCCTCGTCAACGGTGTGCCGAGCTCTGGCGATGCCGGACGCGATCGCGTACAGGCCCGCGCTTTCCTTGCGTTCGTAGGCGTCGGCTTGTGCTCGCGTCCACCCAGCGGGGAGAAGGCGACGCTTGCGAGTGCGCCCGTGCCCCTCGAGGTACCTGTCGAAGTCGAACATCCAACGGCCTGACTTCTTGTCGCGGTAGATCGGCATGATGCTTTGTAGGCGTCGACGTCGGACTGGTCGAAGCGGACGGCGCGCCGGCCCGCGCCGAGGCGGTAGTGGGTCAGGGCGCCCGATTCGGCGAGATCATAGACCGCTCGGGTGGACAGTCCGAGCTGCGAGGCGACGGCGACGGCGGTGAGCATCAGAACAGCTCGGTCTCTCGGTAGTTCGCCCAGTGCCGTGGGCAGTAGTCGGTGTCTGACTTGGTAGGGTGCGCGTGCGTGTGGTCAGCGCACAGGGGCGCGTCGCACGTTCCGCCGTCGACCGGCCAATCGCACAGCGCGGTGCTGATGCCCATGCAGCGGCAGGCCTTGCCGTCGATCTCGATGGTGGCGACGCACGGCTTCGTGTTCTTGGCGCGGCCCGACAGCTTCAGGTGCACCATCAGGCCGCCGACTCGGAAGAATGGCATCAGGTCGCCCTCGCAAACGGGCCGTGGATGGCTTTGATCTGGTCAATCAGCCAGCCACCCGGGCGCAGCTCGCCGTCGCGTCGGTAGTCGTCGAGCGTGAGCTGGAAGCAGCGCGCCTCATCGTCGACTTCGACGAACGTCAGCGCGATCGGCGTGATCACCACGTAGATGCCGGGGCGCGAGAGCATGATGTCGAGGCTGCGGCTGGCCATCAGAGCACCCCGTCTCCGCCGCACTGCCTGCACGCGTAGTTGTCGCCGTGCATGCACCAGTCTTGCCCGTGGCACAGGTCGTCGCAGCACCGGATCTCGTTGCCATCGCCGCCGCAGCCCCAGCAAGTGACCAGGTCGCCCAGGTAGTCGCCGTCGCCGCGCTCATCGATCTCTGCCTCTTCCCACTGCCAGTCGTTCTCACTCGGCGGCTCCCACGGCGCTACCGCGTCCTCCGGCTCGAAGCACCCGAGCAGCTCGAGGTGCCACAGCGCGCGGGACTCGTGGTCGAGGGGGTGCAGGTCAGTAGTCGTCGTCATAGCTCGGGGCGTCTTCCCAGGTGGCCGGCTGACAATCGCCGCACTGATCGCACTGGAGCCAGCGCTCGGTGTAGGTGCCATTCACCACACCGTAGTCGCCGATCGTGTCCTCGTGATAGCTGTACTCGTGCCAGCAGCCGACAAGCGGCCGGCGCGCCAGCACTGCGGCCTTGCGCGCACGCACGCCGCGCCTGCGGCCCAGCGGTGCGGACTGGTGAAACGGCTGGCCGGATGCGGCCATCCACGCGCGCTTGAAGGTGCCACGGCTGACGCTGCGGTTGTCGATCGACCAGGTGCCGCGGTACTGCGGGTGCAGTGAGCCGAAGAAGGTGCAGCAGCTGCGGGCGTGCTTCCGAGTCATCAGAACAGGCTCCCCTGCACCGGCTGTTCCACCGCGGACACGGCCTGGCGCGGATCTGCGGTCGGCTGGAACTCTTCGGCGTCGTCTTCCTCGCTCGGCTGTTCCACCCGCAGGTCGATGTCAGCGTCGCTGAAGGTGTGGCCGAACCCAGGCGGTGCCGAGCTCCAGTCATGCTTCACCAGGATGGCCCGGCCGTCGTCATAGGCCCAGCCGCAGATGGCGATGACGACCGCACGGCCCCAGCGCGTAGTGACCGGGTCGCCCACGGCGAAGCGCGTCGGCGGCAGCGGCTTCGGCGGGCCGTGCGGCTCATCAGTGCCGGGGAAGGGCCAGAGCACGGCCATCAGAAGAGCTCCGGCGTGTCTTTGGCCGTCTGCTGCGCCACCAAGCCCGCCAGCGTGTCGCGCACAGCCTCCATGGCAGCGATGCCGCGGTCCGCCTGCTCCTGCTTCATGCGGCCGAGCGACACCCAGCGCGGATATGCCTTGCGGCGCATGCCGATCTCTCGGCGCACCTCGGCCAGCTGGTCGGACAGCGGGATGGTGTTGTCTTCGCTCACGCTGCTCTCCTGAACTCGACGACCCAGACCCAGGGATTGGTGTCCCAGGCGCCGGGCCCGTTGATCGAGTCCCACAGCCACTGGTAAACCTGCACCGGACCGGTGG